ATCATAAAGGTAGGTGGTGATGTCTTCTCTTCTATTGGTCTCCAAATTATATAAGAATTATTATCTGTGTCACTACCCTGCAATCTAGACATATTAGGATTTCTTGGCACAGCAAACCAAAAAGAATCTTCTGTTGGAGCTGATAAATAAACATTAATCTGAATAACATTAGAAACACTAGTAGGAGCTATCAAAGGATTTTGAACATTTACCATTAATGTCCCCCTAGAAGCATTATTAGTTGAATCCCATTCGGTAGGACAAATAAATGGGATATCAATAGAAAATACATTAGTTTTCCCTATATCTACACACATATAATTTACTTGTTGAATGTCATTGTTAAAATCCTTATCAAGATCCGTATAACCAGACCAACCAACAATTAGTTGACCCTGATGGAATCGAGTGGCTATTATCTCAAAAGTATACCTCAAATCTCCTCTCCAATATTCAAAATTTCTTGAAATCTCCAAAAGAGGAATACCAAAGACTGTGGTGTTAGGTATAATAGTTTCAAATACCAACCCTGTACCTACTTTAAATAATGTCTTCCCTACCGCATCGTTTGTGCCCCAATTTAATATAGTAACCCTACCAGGTGTTTTAATATAATCACTCATAACCATAGGTTTATATCTATCGTGAGCTAAGATATCCCCCGAAAGTAATCGCATATCTACCCCTATTTTAGGCATATCCACAGTCGTAGAAACTCCGTGATATTCTACGGCATGCAATGGCGAATCAAACATTCCTATAATATCTGTTACTACATTAGCTATAGCAGATATTGGGTTTATCATTTCGAGTGCCTTAACTCCGAAATGACCCAATTTCGCTAACCATCCTTCTTCTTGAGCTCCACGACCATCTACTCGCCCTTTATCAATATTTCCTACTCTCTTATTTTTCCCTTGATTAACACTCTTATTATATGGTCTCTTTATACTAATTTGAGTATCTATAAATTTGAAAAGAATAGAACAATTCAATGTAGTGGGTAATCCAGTCCCCACCCCCAATGAATTCCAAATATAAATAATAAAATTTTGATTCATATACGGATTAACATTACTAGAAGGTCCATTTAAGAATAAGTGAGGTGTGATATGTTCTACTAATAAAGTAGCATTCGTAGCATGACCTATATCTAGGAAAGAATGGGGCATTAGCATCATATCTGACGATGCTGTTGCTGTTATTTTATGACTTGGTTGACACGAGAGTAATAAACATCCACTATGAAATGGTGTAGCATTAACTCTAACAAACATCTGAATATTAGTCCTTAAAATTGAGTGTGTAAAAAGAATACCGCTAAAAGGGTATATCTTACTAAGTAAAGTTGATGGTAGAGTAATTTCATATACTCTAG